ATTGTACGTTCTGCTTTGAGCAGTCCAGACTCGTAAGTCTCTTCGACTTTAGGCAGGGCGATCAGCAGCTTATATCCGACAGGTTTTGGCAGTTGCGCTTCAAGCTCATCATCGGTAATTGAGACTTGAGTGTTTTCTTCAGTCATCGTTATCATCCAAGTAGTTCTGAGCAAGGTCTCTTATTTCCCGCTGTGCGATCTCTAGACCTCGAATCAAGCCGCACAGATCTCGATACTGAGCAAAGTCAGCAATATTGCCTGACTGCAGTACCGCAATAGCAGAGGACTTCTGGTCCTCGATTTTCTTAATCAGCACGTCAAAGACGGTTGTTGACACATCCCCTCCTATTTACCGGCTGGTTTCTGATTCTGTTTATTCGCAGTGACCATTGTTTTCAGCACGTCTAACTCGGTCTTCCGAGCTGCCTGCCTATCCTGCGACTGGATTCGAGCCCCTTCTTTCTGAGCATCGATCTGCACACGCTGCGCCTCAAGCGCGAGTTTCTGCTGAGCCAACTGAGCATCTGCCGCATCTTTCTGAGCTTTTCTCTGGACTTCTTGCTGCTTGATCTGCAGCTCAGCCTGCTGCATCTGCACCATCGGATCCTGTTGAAGCTGCTGAGCCTGCTGTTGTGCAGCCTGCTGCTGGTGCATCTGGGTAAGCTGTTTACCGGCATCGGCAATGAGACGCGAGAGCTGCGCTTCAAACTCTTCGGACATCTCGCCATCAGGCGGGGGCAGCGGAGCGCCGAGCCTTTCTTCGATCTGTTTACGATACGAGAAGCCCAAGTGTTCAGCGATGTGCGCCTGAAGCGAAGCCATAATCTGCTGCGCCATCGGGTTCTGACCGATAGATGCCGCGATCATCGGATCCTGCATAAACGACATATGTGCCGCAATATGCGCGTCGTGGTCCTGATAAATAAACGCCTTCAACGGTTTACCTGTCAGAGCGCCCATATTCTCACTGACCGGATCGCGGGGCTTCTGATCATCAGGCAGCGGGACAATCTTCTCGGCATTTTTAATACCCAGCACATCCAGCATCTGCCGGTGGAGGTATGGCAGGTCGTAGATCTGCGGGGCTTGCTGCGCCATCTGGAACGCAGCCTGATACTGAATCACCCGCTGAGCCATCGTTGAAGCGTTCGGATCACTGACCGGAATTACCTCGACCACGGCATAATCTTCAGACCGCGCTCGCCGGTCCACCCCCTCGGGAATATAGTCATACGGCTCGTCGGCATACTCGGCAATGATCGCTTTCAGGAGTTTGAACTCCTGCTTCATCGCAAAGTGAACCCGTGCTTGAACAGCCGTCATGGGCTTGAGGGTGCGCTCAAGGAGCGCCAAGGTCGTACCGACCGGTGCATTCGCACTCATGTCGGAGATGTTCATATCGCTGATCGCAGCGAGTCTCCGGCCTTCTTGAGTAATTCTTTCTAAGAGTGCAGCAAGGACTTGTGACGGCTCCTTATATGGAATCGTCATGATGTTGTCCCGGATTGACCCGCTCGGCACGTCTACATCTCGGAACTCACCCGGAGCAATCGGTGTGTCGTCACCTTTAATTCGCAAGCCTCTGGACTTCAGACCCCCGGGCAGGTTACTAAGCGTCCCGGCATCGACCAACTGCCGAATAATGGACGTACCCGCGATGGCATAACCCCCGACAATATGGATGAGTCCCAAGCCATAGAACCCGAACCCGGGGATATAGATGTAATGAACAAAGTGCTGCCGCTTTAACTGCAAATCATCATCGGGATCCCAATTCCGACGAATCGCCAAAACCTGTGAAGTGCCCTTGTCAATTGTGATAACGTAAGGCTTGGCAAGACCTTCATCGTCCTCGTCATTACCATCAACCCCCGGGAGGCAGTAGTCCACATGGATCTCGTAGACCGCATACCGATTGTCGTTCGAGAGCGTGTAACCCCCCTCTTCCGATTTTTTCTTCTCGATATCAGTAAAGAAGTCAACGGGTTCACCCAGCTCGATGTCCCGGTAAAAACCCGCGACCTGCAAGCGGCGCATTTCGTTCTTAGTCTTACGCATGATGTGAGTCACGCGCTCAGCCGTCTCGATATGCGAGGCCCCGTATGGGACGATAACATCCTCGGCAGGGATATAGATCGAAACCTGCCGCCTAAACCGGGGGTCGTAATAAACTTTCTTGAACGCCGATCCCGCAAGACCCAGTGAATAGAGCATCCGCTCATGTTCTGACCGATACTCCACCATCCGCTCGGTCAACTGATAGTTCATATCTGCACGGACACGTTCGGCAGATTGCTCCTTCATGCGGTCAACCGCACCGATAATCTTGGTCTTCACCGGACCTGCAGCGGGGAACGTCTCACTCATTGTCTCCGCTTGGAACCGAATTACCGCTTCAGAGAGCAGGGTCGAATACACACCACACGCATCTTCCCAAGGATCGGTCCGTTCCTCGTACTTGAACCCCAGCACCTCCAGACCCTTGACGTACATATCCGCCCAGTCTTTACGTGCCGTCACGTCCGCATCAACGAGACCCATTAACTCAGAGGCTAGAGCGTTCAGCTCCCCTTCATCCATCTTATCCGCAAGATTCTCATCAAATTCACCTTCTTCAATCTCGGCATCCGGGACGAGCGTAATCTCCATACTCCCATCAGAGAGCGTGACCGACTCCGGGTCAACAATATCAATCTGCAGGGGTTCTGCACCTTCCTCTTCGTCAAGAGTGGCAATCCCAACGGGCGCAGCGTAAAGGCTGGGAGTCATACTGTTCGTTGCCATGATTTATCCTGTGGTGTGCTAGTAATACCGGTTACGTCCACGCGAGCGATACGCACTGTAAAGCTCATCCTTGTAATCACTGGGCAGACGGATGAATCCACCCTGCCTAAATCGCATCAATGCCATTACTGTCGAATCCACCAAGTCATCGTGGCTCATGAATGGAAAACCGGCAAGCTCTTCAATCACCTCTTCAGCCCACCGTGTTTCTGGTACCCAAACCAGTCCTGATGAAATAATATCGGCAACAGAATTCAAACGAGCCAGTTTATCACCGGTCCCTCTGTGCGGAGTATACTCCTGAACAGGTATACCTGTCCGTCTCATCTCTTGATACAAGGCAGTGCCTGCGGACTTCTTCTCCACAATAAACGCATCAGGATTCCATTCGCTCCATTCTTCATAGGCTTTCTTCTTGAGTTCAGGAAACTCAAACCGACCCTTGATGGAATTGAGCAGAATGATGTTATGAGCATCGGTCTCCTCGTTAAAGAAGACGCCCCATGTCGTGATCGCCGTGTAATCGGCACGGTTATGGGTTTCAGCCGCCGCATCCAGACTCATTATGATGTATTCGCAAGAAGGCGGATCGTCTTTCTTCCAGATTTTCCACCACTCCCGCTTCACAACGGCAGCTTCTTCAGCCGTTGGATTCTGCTGATACTGCGCATTCCACTGGAAAAGCGGCATGGACGCCTTGGTACGATACAAGGCTTCAAGATTAAAAAACTCAGGCCAAAGCGGTTTTTCCTTGGGTGCCCCAGTTTTCTTGTCGTTTATGGTCAAAATAGCCGGGAACTCAACAATCTTATATTGATCGGCACGTTCATTTTGTGCCATGTCCCGGGTTACCCGCCCCGTGAGGTCATCTTGGTGCCAACGAGTCTGAATAATGGCAACACGCCCACCCGGCATCAGACGGGTCCGAGCACCATACGTAAACCACTCGTAGGCTTTATCAAAAACATCAAAGTTTCCATTAATGATGTCTTGCTCATTATGGGGGTCGTCCACAAGAAGCAGATCCGCACCTCGTCCAGCCAGCGCAGACCCCACGCCACAGGCAAAATACTCACCCCCCGCACTCGTGTTCCACCGACCCGCACTCTTGGAATCAGAAGCAAGGTGAACATGCGGAAAAATCTCTTTATAAAGGGCAGAATCAATAATATTCCGCACTTTTCGACCAAAATCGACTGCCAGATCTGTGGTGTGCGACACCATCAGTACCTTCTTATTGGGGTACTTGCCCATGAACCAAGCCGGAAAATAGATCGAAACGAGCTGTGACTTCCCATGCCGAGGGGGCATATTGACGCAAATCCGGTCCTCATCCCCCGCAGCAATCCGCATCAGCAAGTCCGCCAACCTCCGGTGGTGTTTCCCCACCAGATAATCCGGCTGCATATGCTTACAAAACTCAATCAGATCATCAATACATGCACTTGCATGTTGCCTTTTCTCCAGCGTTTCCGTGATTTTCAGGATTTCGGCTTGTTCTTCTGGAGAAAAAGCGTCCAAATTGTCCAGCATCTGCTGGACCTCAAGTTCCGTAAAATCTAATGGGGTGTCATTTAGCATAGTCGTCATCAGTTTCCTCAGAAACTGCATCTTCGGCTACCCAAACTTCTTTCTCCGAAAGCCCTAGTTCGGCATCAACATCGATCACGTCATCGGCAGGGGTGATTTTTTGGGTGGTACGAGTCAACTTTTGCAGTTTTTCCCGTAACTTATTACGTAACTCGTCTGTCGTCTGATGCGTGATGGTCACTTCTGACCGATCCGTAAAGAGTCCAACATCCGAGTGCTTACCAAGCAGCTCCAGTGCCTTGATCCTGATACGAGGATCGGGATTTTGAGACTCTTCAATAAGCCTGTTAGTAACAAGATTACGTAGTTCGACCGATTGATGCACGACATTTTTGCCAAACTCGTCTAGATACGCCCGGATGTGCAGCAAGGAAGCAGGCGTTAACGTCGATGCCTTAACCGTATTAACACTTGTTGAAGTCTTGTCTTGGTCCGCCGCATAGGCACGGGTAATGACTGCCGCAACTTCTTTATCTTCCTCAGTTGGGCTTACGTCAAGACCGGCACGTTCTAAATCTGCAACGGTCTGTATTAACGCATCGAGACGTGTATCAAACGGCAGCTTATCGGCAGGGTCGGATAAGGGCACACCGTATTCGGGTGAAATGTTAATACTCATAGCTTCGCAAGTCCTTGGACTGATGGCGTAATTTAGCTATAAAAATTATTTTTTGCAAGAGGAGGTTGGGACTCCTAAGGGGGGTGTTCCTATAAATGAGGGGGGTGGGGGTCTGGATAGGAAAATTGGTTAATTGTGGTTCTGAAAAAGTGGGCTATAAGGTTGTTGACGCGGAATAGCAAACCAATACGTGCGCGAGGGCCCCGCTGGCAAAATGGCCTCCCCCCTCTGGGTGGGTCTCGACCGGCCAGAATCGTTAGGGGCACTCCCTAACACGAAAACTAATTACACGGTATCCCTTGCCATTACCTGAT